AAGACGAGCTTTTATGCCTATTTGTGATGCAAAATGTGTAATTTTCTGAATTATTTGATTTATAAAACCTGCAACTCTTGATGGAATACTAGCTAAAAAACTTGGAAATTGTTTTAAACTATTGCCTGCATTCATAACACTAGCTCGAATATTATCCATAGTTACACTAATACCTCTAGCAATATTAACAAAAAGATTTATTACACTAGCTAACAATCCTATTACAAAAGCAAAAGCACGAATGCCAATACTAACAATATTAATAACTATTACAGCACTTTTCAAAACTCCAATTAAAATTTGAATGGGAATACTAGCAGCATTAATATCAGAACCACTACTTCCTGAAGTAAGAGCACTCCAAAGATTTCCAAGAGCCCCACCCATTTCACTTAAAGCAGGTTGCAATGTACTCCATGCTTGTCCAATACTAATAAAAGCTTGTTGGAGACTAGAAAATAATTGTTGACCTTCAAGACTATTTTTAAAAGACTCCCAATAACCCATCGCACTAGCCAAATAACTATTAATACCACTAAAAGCACTATTAAAACTATTAGCTATCCCCTCAATCGTTGGTGTTAAAGCTCCAAAACTATTAATTAATCCTTGAACTGGATCTCCTGAGTCCATACCTCCAAAAATATTACCAAAAATATCATTAATAATAGTAGCTCCATCTTTTACAACATTTTTTAAGGTACTAAATCCATTCTCAATAGTTGTAATAGTAGATTTAACAGCACTTGAACCTGTAAAAGCCGACCATAAACGACTTAAGCCTGCCTGAATACTACTAATCATTCCATTAAAATTATCCCAATATCCAAAAGCTTTACCTATCTCATAAAAAGCCCCAATAATCAATGCAATAGCAGCAGCAACAGCTATAGCAGGTACGATAACAGCAGATAAACTAGCCATTAAACCAACATTAGCACTAGATGCAGCCATAGCACTGGCCTTCTCAGCATCACTAACAACAATCAAACCTTCCTTAGCAGCCATCTCTTCAGCAGTAGCAGTAGTAACACCTAACTTACTTGCAGCTTCCTCAATTTCACTAGCAGTAACAAGCCTACTTGAAGCAGCATTAGCAATATTACTAGCTGTACTAGAATTAGTTATAATATTAAAAACATCAATTAAACTTTTAACACCATTCATAGCTACTCCAAAATCACCAAGAGTAGATGTAACTACACTAATAGCACTAGCAATTATAACAAACCCCTTTGCCACATTACCTCCACTCATCTCATTTAAATTAATGAATGCTTTAGCTACACCTTTAAGAATAGGAAGCAACTCTTTACCAATACTTTTACCTGCTACACTGAATTTCTTCTGCAAAGTAGCTATAATACCAGTAGTAGTATTCATTAACTGGTCAGTATCACCCATTATAGCATTTACAGCTTTAAAATATCCAGTTACATCGGTTTCACTACCACTCCAACCATTATTTTTCAATGCTTCTTCACTAAAACCATACCTTTTAAGATATTGACTAGCACCATATAATCCATTACTTAATTTAGTTAAAGCAGTAGTAGCTATATCACTAGAACCAGTCATAGCATACATATAAGAACCAAATTGTACAAAATCAGGCACAATAGCTTCCAAATTCTTACCAGTTAAACCAGTTTCTGCTTGAAAAGACTTAAGAGCAGGAATAACACTTTGCATACTCATTAAACCTTTATTAGTTTCACTATCAATAGTATTGTATAAACTTTCTATACCTTCCTCACTATCAGCCATACTATTTAATAAAACCTTATTAACTTCAGCTTTTTCACTACCACCAAAAATAAGACTACTTAAACTTTTACCAGTTATATTACCAATCAAGCTTAAAATAGTACTATTCACACCTGAAAGTGCACCAGTAATAGAACTAATCTTATTATAAGCATTACTAAAAGTACCACCACTAGAACTACTTAAATTAGAAATAGTTGAAGAAATACTATTAGTTACATTAGTAACTTGATCTTCACCTTTAAAAACAATTAAAACATCTTCACTACTAACCATAATTACTTCTTTCTTTTTCTAATTTCTCCATCTCTTCTTTTTCAAATAATAATTGTTGATGATATTTAATTATAAGAAATCTAATTTCTGGATTAAACTTGTGTTTAATAATATATGGGATACTATAACCATGATTTTGGCTTATTCGAAAATAAATTTCTCCTTGCCAACTAGTTGCTAGTTGGAAAAAGTTTCTCTTCAGATTCGTTATTTAACCCATAATAATCCATTAATTTGATAAATAATGCAATACGAGGATAAAATGGGAATTGATTTTTCCAAAATTCTTTTCTTTTTTCTATATCACCATTAAAATCAGGAGGTGTAACTTGATAAGCTAAAAATTCATTAATCATATCTGCTTTATCAGTAATCTGAGTTTCAACTAATCTTTGATTTAAATCTTCAACAACATCTTTCTCTTCTTTACTCATCTCCTCATTATTTTGAGCTTTTCTAAATGTAGTCTTTTCAGATTCAGACATATCCTTGTAAAGATCTATATGTTGTTCTGAAAATTTAATGGCTCTAGAATCTTCTAATGGTGCTATTTGAAAGTATAAGTCTTTAAATCCTTCACCATTCACATTTAAATGCATATGAATAGTTTTATTCTTATCAATATCAAAAATATTTAATAATTCTTGTTCAGTTGTAACATTTTCCTTTAATTTCTTACAAGCTTCAATAGTAGAATCTGGGTCATATTTTCTTGTATATTCTTTATACTTTCTAACAGTCTTTTTAATCTTTTTTAACTCAGTTTTTGTTACATGCTGTTTGTTTTCTATTTTAAATATTATACTTTGCTCATAGGGTGTTAATTTGTTATATGGAAGTTTTTCTATCTCTGTTGGTAGAATATTTTTTTCATAATACTTGTTAACATCCATTTGTTTTTCATTTGTTTTTTCTATTGTAATCCCCTCTCTAACTAAAAAAAAATAGGTTTTATAGTTTTATTATTTTATTTTAATCATCTATTTCATAACTTTTAAAGGTTAAAGCATTACCCTTAATTGAGCGTTCTAATCCTTTTTCAAATGTTTTACCTAAATCAGATATGCTACAATTATAAATTGTTTCAGCCCTTTGGAATTCTCCATTACTATCTTCAAGATAACAGGTAATGCTCATATCTTGTTTTTTTAATTGATTAGTGAAATATTCATCAAAATAGGAGTAATCTGCGGCTCCTGATAATTCAAAAGTTATTTCAATATCTCCAAGATTATAACCATAAGCAAAATGACTGCTACAAGAATTCCGATATTCAACTTTCAATTTCTTTTCTATTTTACAAGATTCACATATAACCTCTCCCAGTGTTCCAACACTTACTTCTGCAAGATCATATGTTTTGATATTACCATAACTATCGTTTTCTGCCATTATACTCTCCAATTATTATTTAGGTTATTTCTTCTGCTACTGTTAAATCAGCTTCACCAATATAACAACTTACATCAATGGCTAGTGTGCTATTTACTGGAACAATTTTACCTGTAATGAATAAACTGAATGGGTTTATTTGACTTTCTATAACATTAATTTCAAAGTCTTTATGGATGTATCCATTATTATATTCATTTTCAAGGTAGGTTTCACAATCCGATTTTATATATCTTAAATTTGTTTCAGTTTCGTTACGTTTTAGTTGTGGGGAAATGATTTTGAATAATTCTCTTATTTGGTGATCCGCATTTCTTCGAGCATGTAAGAGACTGTCATTAGGTCTTTCTTCAGATTCTTCAATACTAAAAGCTGTACTTACTCCGCAGCATATACAAGGTTTTATTGGATTTATACAAACTTCGTCTCTGTTAAATATTATCCCTGCACTGAATAAAGCATCTTCTTCTTCAATACTTCGTTCTTTAAATGTTCCAGGTTCAATACTTCGATAATAGGAGTATCCTGGTTCTTCATAATAAGGTGTTAATGCTATATTTGCTATTGTTCTTCCAAAATATTCTTCTTCAACTAAGTAGATTCTTGACTTTTGAATATATGTTTCCTGTTTAGGATCAGTATATTTAATAAGTGTACTATCATCTCCTGGAATTTGGAAGTATGCAATCCTTAAGTCACCAGTTGATGTTAAGTTTTTAATGAAGCTTTCTACCGTATACATAAAGCTAATATCAGTAATTCCAACAAATGCTAAAAGTGTTATATCTCGTTTTTTACTAGTAATATTAAGTGCAGTTATCCAATCTTCAATTGTTGGATTTGCCCCCATATCTATGGCATAAACATGATTTACACCTATATCTGTGGTACTGGTTTTAGAAGATTCTATAAAAAAATCTTTCAATACATTTAATAAAGGGTTAGGAGTATTATTGTTTTCTACACCTAATCCTCCACTTTCAACAGTTTTATTTGCTGTTTTATAATTTTTAAATTTTAGTAATGTATTTGCTTTGGTGGTATTTGAGGTTTTTCCAATAAATATTGGTACTTCCCCTCCACTTCCATTTAGAAAAGGATTATAATCAGTTTCGTTAAAATTTAAATATGGAGCTTTCATACTCTTTTTTCATCCCCCTTTTGTTTTCATGTTTTTTTGTTTAAATAATCTGTAATTATTTTATTGAATTCTTTAGTTGTGAATTTAGGTTCTAAAGACATTCCTAATTTTTCATTCTTTTTTTCCATATTATAAGTTTCTAAAATTTTTGCATCAGCTAATGCTCCAATAATAGTTGGAATATTGTATTGGGATTCACCTATTAAACTTATAATTGTCTTTTTTCTTGTATTATTGTCTTCTTTTTTAGTGGTCATAATTTTAGTTCAAATTTTAAACTTGGATTTCCTCCACGATTGTATTTATCCAAGTATTCTAAATTAATTCTATAAATAGTGTGTAAAATTGGTGGATTTTTATCTAGTTCATCTTGATTAAATTCTGTATCTAAGTTAATTTTTCTAATATTATTTTTCTTAAAAATACTTTTATAACCATAAATTTTTGGTTTTAAACATAATCCTTTTATACCTCTGCTTGATAAATCTTTTATACTTAAACATTCCCTTTTTAAAGTTCCACATTCCTTTGAATTTTGATTATAATTATCACATGTGCTATAATGATAGTTAAATGCTTTATTTAGTAATTCTAATATTTTTTGATTTATAATGTATCTTTGTCTTTCAGTATTACACCATAAATTTATTTGTAAGCTTACTAGTTTGCTTTGCTCTACCATTTCTTGAGGATATTTTTTATTAGGATTATCATTATCATATAAGGGGTGATCTTTTTTTAAAGGATAATAACTTGTGTAAATTTTTTTATCATTTAAATAATCAGATTTAATGGTATTAATTGTTATACAAGGTGTTGAATCTTCTAATCTATTTTTAACAATTACAGGAACAGTTTCGTCATCTATTTGAATATTATCTTGTAATATTTCTAGAAATGTGTGTTCTGGAATATTCATTTTTAATTATAATCCTTTACTTTTAAGTACTTCAGATATTATACTGTTTATTTCTTTTTTTACATCATCAGTAGCTCTTTGAATATATGGATTTGGACTTTGTCTGCTTGTTCCATAATTTACATACATCCAATAACTTGTATCACTAGTTATTGTTTTATTTAATCCATCACTTCCTGTTTTTAAGCTATCATGTAATCTGCCGGTATCGACTGGAACCTCTATTTTCATGTTTTTTAAACATTCTTCTACAAGTTTAGTAGATATTTCTTCTTGTATTTGGCTCCAATTTTGGCCTAGTTTTTGTTCTAAGCTCGGTTCAATTGATATTTCTACTGTTACCAATCTAAGTCCTCTAATGGTGTTGGTGTTCTCTGTTTTTCCATTACAAATGTAACATATGGTAGTATATGGTCTCTTAGTTCTGGTGTTCCTCTTATTTGATATGTTGTTTTTGTATTTTCCATTCTTAAGATACTTTTAGGATTAATTTCTATCCAAGTGTCTATAAATACTCTGTATGCATCTTCGAGTATTTTTCCATATTCTTTCATGCTACTTTCTGGTGTTATTTGTTGTACATCTGCATCAGCAATTATGTAAAATTCATATTTTATTTGTTTTTCTCCAGTGTACAAATCAATGGTGCTTTTATTGGTAGGTTCCCATATTTCTAGGTTCCGATTGTAAAAATATACCATTAATACCTCCTATTTTTTTATATCATTTGTGTTTTGGATCCATAGTATAAATTTTTTAGCAAATCTAATCTGTTTATTATGAAGTTGCTCATGGTGCTATTACTATCATATGTGACTGTAACATCTCCTTCTTTAACGCTAACAATATTTCCTTTATTATTAGGTTCAAGACTACAATAAATCATGTCTTTTAATAAAGGCACAAATGTATTTAAAATAAGGTTGTCTCTAATTTGAGAAATATAAACAATTTCAAGTACATCACCATCTATACTATCATCAATCCAATAAATTATGCCATTATTCTTATCCAATTTATAAGATGACTCATTAATAACATTACCATCTAATTCAATACTTTCAATTTCAACAACAGGATAAAAACCTAATAGGTAACTATTTGTTCTAAATATAGGACAAGTATCTACAACTGTATGTTCATGCTCATCAAAATCTATACCCGTATAACTTACTATATAATCAGTATAAAAATTAATCAACTTTTCTAAAACATTATCTGTATATAATGAGTCATCAATACCCTTAATTTTAAGATATTCTCTTAAATCATCTAAATTAATATCTAACTCTGCTAACATGGAAAATCTCCACTTATAAGATTTTTAATTTATATTTTTAGCTACTTTCAAGGGTTATATTTAATGGACTATTTTTGGTATTTACAATAAAACCACTAAGGTTATAAGTTTTGAAATCAGTTTTAATTGCTTCAATATTATAAGTTCCATAAGGAACATTAATTGTACTTCCTCCAGCTTCTCCAGTACCACTATTACTATTAGTATAAGTTAAACTGGAATCATTACTATCAGTTAAAATAACATTAACTCCTGTAATAGGTTCATTATTGGTATTTTTAACACTAACATTCACACTACCAGTACTAACAGTTAAAGTATAAGTAAATGATTCACTAGTTTTACTAGTAGTAATTGTTTCGGCTAATGTTTCAAATCCATCTTTAATAATACTAATATCATAAGTACCATAATCTAGATTTACTAAACTAGCTACTCCTGTATCAGATGTTTTAATAATTGTATTATCTTTACCAGTTTGATTTAATGTAATAATTGCATTATTAATTGGGTTATCTTTTTGGTCTTTTATTGTAAATTTCACTGCACCAGAACTTATGGTGCTAGTTCCATTATTAGGGTGATGTATTTCCACCACCACCTGTTTTAATATCTGAACCTATACCTGTAATTAAACCATTACGGTATTCTGCACGATTATAAAAAGTAAACCAAGTGTATAAAACTTTACTAGTTGATAATTTAGTTTTCGCAAGATCTATCATACTTGGAGGTAATAGTTCTCTCATACGGATACTGTTATTATCTACAAATACTAATTGTTCTCCATTTGTTTTATCAATATTTGGATCCACTATAATAGGTATTTGAGCACCATTAGGAGCATTATATGCTGTTACACGATGACCAAATTCTAAATCGATTTTATCAACATATCTTAATCTATCTGCAATAAGGTCATTTAATTGTCTACCTACACTAGCTGTTGTTAAAATTGCTGAAGGTGAACCACCAGAATCTATAATGCTTTGTGCTACTATATCAACATCTTTAAGTTTTATTCCCTCACCACCGAGATCTTCTTTATTGGTTTTAATAGATGGGATTAATCCTTTAAAATCTTTATTTTCACCAGTACCTTGAATAATAGCTTTATCCTTTGCTACTGCCATATCTAAAAATCCATCTGTTATCTCATCTTCTAATAGGTCTATTGCATCTACTCCATTTTGTCCAAGATCTGAGATTTCTACTGGGTAAACAAGGGTTTTCATTTTTGCTACTTCATCTAAGAAGTTACTTGCTATATGTGCAGGAATATCTTCGGTTTCTCCAATAAAACTACTGGTTGTGTTTTGTTTTTTTACACGATATCCTACTTTATTAGTACTTGCACCTTGAACAATACCATTTGCTTCAATATATCTTAAAAATGGAGAGTTATGGAAAACTTCTTTCTGTAACTCTTTATCATATTCAATGGTAATCATTACATCTGCATCTGTAGTGGTTGCCATTGCTTTTGTTAAGTCAGCTAACTCTTTTTTGGTAGCAAAATGTGCTTTCAATTCGTTTGATAATCTATTCATTTCTAAATTAACCTCAATTTTTTTAATATAATTATTCTTCTTCTTGCATTTCTTTTAATGCTCTGAAAAATGGACTACTACTTTGACTAGTATTTTTCATACGCTCAACAATCTCTTTTCGACTCATAGTCTTACATTTATCAATTTTTGGAGTTTCTTCTTC